GAGCGTGTCGCTGCCATTGAGCGCGGTGAAGACGTTCCGCCGATTCATACCAGTGTTGCCGCATTCCTCGACCAGCTTGAGCCCAACGATCAGCAGCGTGCCACAGGTGCTGAGTGGGTGGCAGATATCCACGGCATGGATCACGACGCGATCCTGCTGCACGAAGTCGGAGCCGCTACTCCGGAGCAGGGCGTTGGCCTGATGGTTAACGCCGATCTGGCACAGCCGCTTAAGGCGAACTCCGGCGCGCTGGTGGGTGAATCCTACCGGGAGCGCGAACAGCGTCTCGATCGCGCAGCCAAAGCGAAGTTTGCGGCGGGCGCAGATGAATACGCCTGGATTGCTGACTTCACTGACTCGCAAGCGGTAATCATCCGCAACGGCGGCACCGCAGAGGTGTTTGGCTACAAGTCTGAGGGTGGCGTTATTACCTTCGACGACACCGGAACCGCAGTAGCGCGCCAGGAGTCGTGGGTGGCTGTAGTCGCTAACAAATTCAAAGCTCTATTCACACCGCAGGAACAGCCTGCAACAAACCACAAAACGGAGGGCGACATGCCTTTAACCAAAGAAGAACTGGAACAAATCGGCAGCATGATCGGCCAGGCTGTTGCGACCAATACTGAAGCGGCTATTAAGCCTCTCGCGGAAAAGGTTGATGCGCTGCAGGCCAATCAGAAGCAACTCGCGGAAACCCTGACCGCGAACTCCCGTGCCGAAGAGAAAGCAAAGCGCGAAGCGGTTGCGAAGGTCCATGGCGATATCGTCGCGAACGCTCTGTCAGGCGAAGCTCTGGACGCGATGTTCAAGTCGCTGGGCGAAGCTGCGCCGCTCGGCGCCAACAATGCTCAGCAGCACAAAGAAACCGGCGCACCAGCCGCAGACGAACACTTCAAGTAAGGAGCCGGAATAATGCCACGTTATCGTCGCGTTAATATCGACGGTCAGTCTCTGTACAAGACCGAAACCCGCACAACGGCCGCCGCGTTGCTTCCTGGCACCGCCGCAACCATCAACTCATCCGATAAATTCGCTCAGGCCACAGCGCTAACCGGCCGCCTGTACATCATCGATGTCGGTTATCACCAGGGCCTGACTATCACTGAATCAATCCCTGCCGGTGATTCGGCTGTCGGCAACTACGTCGAAGAAGGCCGCGAGCTGGCGCTGCGTTGCCTGCCTGGTGCCTATAAGAAAGACAGCCCGATCAAGCTGGGAACTGCCGGTCAGTTCACCCTTGCCACCTCCGACACTGATTCAGTGATCGGCTACAGCCAGGATGAATACACCATCGCGGCCAGCACCACCGACTTCATTCGCGTGCGCATGCGCGTTGGCACTGTCGCCGCAGCTGGCGCGTAACAAAAGGACAAACACATATGTACTTCTCTAAAGAGACGCTGGCGACTAACTCCCGCCTCGGCGGGCACTGGAGCGAACTGTGGGCAAACCGCAACATGTGGAACCTACAGAACGACTCCATCATTGCCGCTAACCGCGCAATCATGACGCCTGATATGCTGGCCTGTAACGCAGTTGGCGGTTTCTCCCGTGATTTCTGGGCTGAGATCGACAACCAGGTGCTGCAGTTGCGCGATCAGGAAGTCGGTATGGAAATCGTGAACGACCTGATCGGCGTTCAGACCGTGCTGCCGGTAGGTAAAACCGCCAAGCTGTATAACGTGGTCGGCGACATTGCTGATGACGTGTCAGTAAGTATCGATGGTCAGGCACCGTTCTCCTTCGATCACACTGACTACGCGAGCGACGGTGATCCGATTCCGGTATTCACTGCTGGTTACGGTGTTAACTGGCGTCATGCTGCTGGCCTTAACTCTGTAGGCATTGATCTGGTGCTGGACTCGCAGATGGCTAAGATGCGTAAGTTCAACCAGAAGCGCGTCAACTACTACCTGAATGGCGATTCAAAAATTGTTGTTCAGTCCTACCCGGCGCAGGGCATCAAGAACCACCGTAACACCAAGAAGATTAACCTTGGCTCTGGTGCTGGTGGTGCGAACATCGACCTGACCACCGCTGACATGACCGCGCTCTTTGCGTTCTTCGGTAAAGGCGCATTCGGTACCACCGCACGCACGAACAAAGTCGCCGCATACGATGTGATGTGGGTTTCTCCTGAAATCTGGGCAAACCTGGCGCAGCCGTACGTGGTGAATGGCGTTGTAAGCGGCACTGTATTGCAGGCGGTTCTGCCGTTCGCGCCGGTGAAAGAAATCCGCATGAGCTTCGCGCTGACCGGTAACGAGTTTATCGCGTACGTTCGTCGCCGTGACGTGATCTCTCCACTGGTGGGTATGGCTGTAGGCGTTGTACCGCTGCCGCGCCCACTGCCTAACGTTAACTACAACTTCCAGATCATGTCTGCTGAAGGTCTGCAAATTACCGCAGACGATCAGGGCCTGTCCGGCGTTGTCTACGGCGCCGACCTGGCGTAAGGAAACAGCATGGCTAAATACGAAGTTGTGCGCCCATGGTTCGGCGTGAAGGTTGGCGACGTGGTGGAGTTGAAAGAGCTTCACCCGGCGCTGAAGTCTAACGTCCGGCTCATGAATGGTGAGGCAGGCGGAGAACTTACCCCGTCGACGCCTGATGCCGGTACCGGTGAGAAATCTCGCAAAGAGATTATTCAGGGCCGCCTTACTGAACTGGGCATTGAGTTCAAAGGCAACCTGGGCGCTGAAAAGCTCAGTGAGCTGTTGCCGGATGGCGAACTCGAAAAGCTTTTCCCTGCTGAATAACAGCCGCCGCTAAGGCGGTTTTTTATGCCCTCTTCGGAGGGCTTATCAGAGGCTCGCATGATTACCACAGTACAGGCCAAGGAATATCTGGAGTCAGTCGGTATCACGCTGCCTGATTTCATCCTGCAGGCTCTTTTAGAGCAGGCTGGCAGCATTCAGGAGTGCCTGGATGCGCATTACCCTCCCGCAACCGCTCTGCTAATACAGTCCTACCTGCTGGGGCTAATGGCGCTGGGGCAGGGTGACAAGTACATCAGTTCTCAGACAGGGCCCAACGGCGCATCACGCTCATTTCGGTACCTGTCTTTTGCTGACCGATGGAAAGCCTCTCTGGGGCTTCTGAGGGGACTAGATAAGTATGGATGCGCTACAAGCCTGATCCCGCCTGATCCGACTAACACCGCTTTTGCTGGCGTCTGGATTGCCCGAGGCGGCTGCATGTGCAACGGGGGTCGATGATGGGGTTGATATCGGTCAAGCAGAGGCTTCCTGAGCCCTTCGTAAAGGTCTGGGTTATCACTGACTGCGGGCGGCGGGTCACGGGTTACGTTAAAAGTAACGGTGAATGGTATTTGCTGTGCCGGAAGGTAGCCGCTGAGAATCCGGAGGTTATCCGGTGGGAGGATAATAGTGTCAACCACGGCTAACTGGTCTTACACCAATGTCGCCACTGTCTACCCTCGCGTCTATGACGACTGGAACAACACCTGGACAAACGGCACACCATACCTGATTGACTGCACCTGGACGGCTAACAATGAGGTTGCGGCAGATGCCAATGGTAAAGAGTTCACCACTAACCTGATTTTCTTCACTGAACTGAAGCGTAACGGCGTCAGTTCAACCATGCCGCAGCGAGACTGGTACATCGCCAGAGGTGACACATCGGCGCTATCAGATCCGCTTAAAGCAGGTGCCAACGTCATTCGGGCCGTAACCGACTGGGATATGTCATTTTTCGGTGAAGAGACCGACTACAAAATCCTGACGTGAGGTAATCATGCCCGTCAAAGGTATCAAGCGCGTCCAGATGAATACCAGTAAGGTGCTGAGTGACATAGCCGGAATACGCACGGAGAAGGTTCTGTATCAGGTCATGAATGCCGGTGCCAAGCATGCTGCTCTAATCACTCCTGTTAAATCGTCAACCCTCATCAACAGCCAGTACAAGCGGCTCGAACCCATGCCCTCAGGAATGATAGGCAGAGTGGGTTACACGGCAAATTATGCAGCTGCTGTTAATGCTGCAAAGGGCAAGCTCAAGGGCAAGCCAAGGCCTGACGGTAGCGGTAATTACTGGGGCCCTAACGGCGAGCCGGACTTTCTCCGCAAAGGCTTTGAGCGCGACGGCCTCAACGAGATTAAGGCCATCATCAGGCAAGGATACAAAGTATGACGCGTAGCGAGGTGTATGACGCTCTGAGAGCGTGGTTGCAGTCCCACGGTTTTGATGTCGGCTATCGCGTCCAGAAACGCTT